AGAGACAGAAAAAGTAGAGGTAGCAGTAGAAGAGGATGAAAATAACAGAAAATTGCAGTCATTGACTGTGCCTGAGTTAAGGAAGATGGCGCAGGAACAAAGTATCCCAAACTACAGCAATCTGAGAAAAGATGAGTTGGTTAATTCATTGAGCAATACCTCCTGAAAGGGGGTTTAGTTTGTGGCTGAAAATAATGAGTTTTATGGTAGTGCTAAAGGAGTGAGGGACCTTACTAATATTACAGCAGATCAATTTAGGGCTACAGATACAGAGGAAGAACTTGATGAGTTGCTAGAAACATGGCTCAACCAAATAACTTCTGCTATTAATACCCGGCTGGTCCAGGGTGAAATCGAAGAAGACGATGATAAATACCTCGGGATAGTAAACCTAGCAGAAAGAAAGTGTGCTGACCTAATAGCAGTGGCCAAACAGCTCCATACTGGAGACATTGTAAACGTTGATGAATTCGCAGTGCATATCCTTAATACTTCTCAGGCTTTCGAAGATCTTACAAAAGAACTCAAACCATACCAGCGCAGAAAAGTTAAGGTAACCTGGACGGGAAGGGATGAGGAAGATGAGTGATGCCAGAGTTGATATATCCGAACTTGAAGGCATAAAAGACGAGGTGTTACAGGTAATTAGAAAGACTGTGGATTATACTGCCTCTGACCTTGAAGGTAATCTCCAACAAGAATCTCCTGTGAGGCATGGAAGGTTGCAGGGTTCTTGGGTAAGAGAAGTAGTTCATCAATTTACTCAAAGAATATACAGCACTGCCGAATATGCATTGGTTGTAAGTGAAGGTTCTGACCCATATGAAATATTACCAAGAGAGGCTCAGGCTTTACGCTTTGAAGTTGACGGTGAACTTGTATTCGCAAAACGAGTAGAACACCCGGGGATCGAAGGCTCTGGATATATTGATAAAGCAATTGAAAGAACAGAAGCCAGAATAGATGAATTTGTTGAAAGAGCACTTGATGAGGTGGGATTGTAATGAGTTTAAATCAAAATATTGCCACTATCAGAAAAGATGTTAAAGATGAAATACTTGAAGTCCTAAAAGATGCTACAACAGAAGAAGAAACACTTGATGATGTGAAGAAGGTCGCCTACTCTGAAAGAATAGAATCTGCCAGCATAGACCTTCCTATGATTTGGGTATTGCCTGAAGCTCATACCCCTACTATTGCAAGTGTTAGGCAGGAAGAGCATGGTTTTACTTTCTTCTTTGTAGCTCTTGTAAGAAGTAATGACCCAGAGGATGGTAAGGAAGAAGCTGAAGATATAGTAGCCAGAGCGTATGACCATTTAATGAAGGACAGACAGCTCAATGGTAAAGTTCATGATATAAGGCCGGGATTGTTTAATCCCGCATACCAGCGAAGTGATTCAAGGCAGATATATTGGGCAGCATGTCAGTTGATTTTTGTTGTTAGAAGAACACTTTAATTTTAGATAAGATAAGGAGAGTGAATTGCAATGGCTAAGGTTCCAAAGCGTATAGGTCATGGTGAAGGTGGAAGCAGAGTTCCGAAGTTGGAGCAATTGTTTGATGGTCAAATTGATGATATGAGTATGTTAAGAGATGCTCTTATCGACCTTCTTAAGAAACTTGACGCTGATGATGGGGTTACCGATGAAGATTATGAAGCAGAACTCACCCCAGATGAACTTGATTCACAGAAAAGCGACTCTTAAGGAGGGCTGGGTGAATGAAGTATACTGTCAAAAACAAACACCCTAAAAGAACCATAACCAGAGGTGGCCACACTTTTAAACCTCTGAAGGAAAAGGAAGTCAACAATTTAACTGAAAATCAGATCGAGCAAATTGAAAGACACTGGTTTTTGGAAATAGAAGAAATTGAAGAGAAGGAGGATGTTTTAGATGGGTATCAACAGATATCTGAGGATAGCGGAGGAGACTGATTATGCAACAATGCCGGGCACTCCTGATTGGAAGGATTTTGACATAGCTTCTTCTGACTTGTCAGGTCCTACCGATCAGGTGGAGCAGTATCAGACTGTTGCGGCCAGGAACCCTAGATTTTATGGTCCCGGGATATACACAATTGATGGTTCTTTTGCACTACCAGTAGACCACAAATTGTTTGGCCATATTCTACTTGGCGTGATGGGAAATGTAACATCTTCTCAAATAGAAACCACTGATTTCTATGAGCATGAATTCACTTCTGTTGAGGAAATACTCAGCTATGTTCTTGCTGTTGGGAAGGATGAATTTGAGCACCAGTTTCTCGGTGTTCTCCTAAATGAGCTATCACTGGAGCTTACAGATAGGTTTTTAATAGCTACAGTTAGCTGCCTTGGAGCAAAGGATGCCAAGGACGATCTATCGACTGTCGAAGTTGCAAATATGCAGGACTTTGTTTTTAATGCTATAGTAAGTAGTGCGACAAGAGGACAAACAGACTTGTCAGCAAAGATAAGAGACTTTTCATTGTCATTCAATAACAACGTTGATGTAGAAGGCGGAATACCTGTAACTGAGAGGTTTCCAGTAGATTATATCGCTCAGGCAATAGAAGTCACTGTAGACATGACATTGATTTTTGATAGTGCCGATGAACTAGAAGCATATTGGGGTGACAGCACTGGACCTGCAGAGAAAGAATTAGCAGAAGAGGAACTTTCCATTGAATTTGTAGAAGTAGCAGATGAGAAAGAGCTAGGTATAACCTTACCCAAGGCAATATGCCAGGCTCATAGTGCTCCTATCGAAACAAGAGATAGAATAGAGCAATCAGTAACTTATCAAGGTTTTACTGACAGTGATGGAGATGCAGTTAAATTTAAGCTAATCAATGATGAAGACGGAACTTATTACAATAATGCTTAAAGGAGGTTTTTGAATGTCTCAAAATGGTGTTTTGAAAAAAAGTGAAATCCTCCAGGGACAGAAGAAAACGAAATGTATTGAACTTCAGTCTCTCGGAGGCTCTGTTCATATTAGGCCACTTTCTGAAGGTGAAGCTGCCAGCATAAGGGAAGAGATAATGGAAGGCGGTAAAGCGACTGAAGACGGTAAGATTAACTTTGACCCTAAAGAGGGCTTGCAGAAAATAAGAAATGCCAGGAATAAAGTTGTGGCCAAAGGACTTTCCAATGATGACAATGGGGAGGGATGGACTCCTGGAGAAGTTGGTCAGCTAAGAAAAGATGCTATCGATGAGCTTGCGGATGAAATAGTCCATTATTCTGGTCTTGAAAATGAGCCTACTTTCCGGGCTTGGAGGAAATATGATGAAGAACTCAAAAGAGCAGAAGAAGAGGCTGCAGAAGAACTTGCAGAAGACACAGCAACCCAATAAGCTCGAAGAAGTTAAGGAGATGGCCAGGACGGATGATGGATTAACATCCATTATCCTCCACTTTCTCGGGTATAAACTACACGAACAGAGTGAACTTACACTTCCCCAAAAGACTTATCTCCGGGAAGCGTATTTTTACTACCAGGAAGTCATGTCGAAGGCGAAGAGTAGGAGCCCGAAAGAGCAGAGGAAGGATAAAGTTGCTGGTGATGTGAAGAGGGAGGTGAAACAGCGGTATGGCTAAAACAGTATCCATAGAAGTGACAGCACTAGATGAAGCCTCACAAGTATTCTCTGATGTAGAAAGTGCTGGTCAAGAAGCTGCAAGCCAAATTGAAGATAGCTGGGAGGGAGCCAGTGCAGCAGCTGAAGAGCATTCTGAAGAACTAAGACAAACACAGGAAGTTTATGCAGAAACCGGGGAAGCCGGAGAAGAAGCTGCTGCTATGATAGAAAAAGGCTGGCTTGCTGTAAGTGCTGCAGCTATTGGAGTAGGAGCAGCCACAGAAGGTCTTTCCAGAAAGCAAGCTGGATATACCAGAGAACTCAGAATGACCGCTGAAATGCTTGATACCACACAGGAAGAATTAAGAAGTATGGCCGTATCTATTGCAGATGTCACTTTCTCTGTTGATGATGTAGTGGCCTCTTTTGTAGCCCTCCGGGAAAGAGGGGTAGAAAACCAGCAACAGATGGCAGTTTTGGCCCAGGAATATGACAGGATAGCAGATATACTCGGAACCGATATGGCACAAACGGTAGAACAATCTACTGAGCTATTCGGGTTGTTCGGTGGTAATGTTGCAAGTGTAATTGATTATTCTGATGACTTAATACATGCCCTCCATAGCACAACCCTGTCCATGCATGATTTGAGAAGGATGACTCGTGAGGGAGGGCAGGACATTAGAGAGCTCGGCCTGGAGATGCAAGATGGACTTGCTATTCTTATGGCTATGGAAGAGGAAACTCAATCCGGTAGAATGGCCATGAGGGAATTCGGCCAGGCGACTACTAGAGCAGATGGAGACTTGGAAGAGTTTTACGTCCAAGCTGGGATAACGGCTGAACAGGTAGAATCATACAGAGAAGAACTCGAAGGTGCTTCAGAGGGAATAGACGATCTTGCTCAAATCCATGCTGAATCCTTTACGCCACTCCAAAGAATGTGGTCAATGTTGGAAAGGTTACAATTACAATACGGTAGCCAGATAGAGCTTGTAGGGCAGCTTAATCCAATCATAATGGGATTGGGTAGTGCAGGGTTGGTTGCTTATGGTGCATATAAGATATTAGGCCCGGCTGTAGCAGTTGTCGCAACTAAAATGAGCGGCCTGGCTGGTGCAACTATTCTTGCAAAAGCTCCGTTGTTGGCCATTCCTGTTGCTGTTGCCGGGGCGATATATGCTTTTGATAGGTTTGGTGACACAATAAGAGGCATTACAGAGAGCGAACTTGAGGACTGGGGAGTCCAAATGGACGAAGTTGAAGACATGTTCCCTGAAGTCTCAGATGAAGTAAAGGATAGCACTGGAGCGATTCAAAAATTCATGTCTGATATGACAGATGGTGTCATTAGTTCACTTGGTGATATGGTTCATAGTAGTTTGGACTCACTTGAAGATTGGTTGTTTGACTCTGATGAAATTTATGCGGAGTTTGAAGAACTTGTTGGCGGTGCCACGGAAGAAGCTG